ACTAAAAAAACACTAGCTCGGTTTTCAGACCCGTTTGACCAAAACCCCATATTTTCAGCCCAAAATATCGCTCAAAAGCTCTTGGGCGATATTTTAGCTCAAGATTTGTCCAGATTATTGCCGTAACTCAGGAATGTGGACAAAATACCTGGCCTTTGTAAGTAACTGATATATTAACTATTTATGTAAGATATTTTTTGTTTGTCCAGATTACCAGATTATTTTAAGTTGATAGTGATATAGAAATATAGAGAAAATATAATAAAATAATTCCAGTATGGGTATGAACTTGAAATAATATGGTAGTCCGGACAGTCTTTCTAAATCACTCGTAAACAGGCTTTTGCGTTGTCCATATGCAAAACTACTTATCTGGTAATGTGGACAAACTAAAAAAACGCCTGAAAGTGGTCTAGGTTTTTAGGATATGTGTCACTTTTGGCGAAAAATGATAAGGAATCGTGGTTAAATGCTTTACTTCGATGTAGAATGCGTTACAGATGATAAGAATGTCCAAAACCCAATCAAAGAGAACTAATCGACCTCGCATAGAAGAACCGAGTGTAACCGCGAACTGGCGATTGCCCCGTTCGTATCATCAACGTCTATTATCCTACTCGAAGGGCGCTCGTAGAAGCACTGCATGGGTGCTTTGCGACTTGATCGACACCCTACCCGCATCTCTGACGCAACGAGAAGCTGAAATAGCCGCAAACCGCTAAGAAACCCAATGCCTGATGCGCCTCCAAAGCCATGTTGTTATCCTGGGTGTCGGTCTTTCTCCATTTCGGGTAAAGGACGTTGCGCTCAACATACAGTGGTTTACGATGAAACCACTCGTAGAAATAGCCCAGCTTTGCAACGTGCCGCAGTAATTCGCGGCAGTTCTACTTGGAAACGCATTAGGACTTCTTTTACAGCGTGTAATCCCGTTTGTTGCGACCCCTTCGGAGATCACAAATACGGACCTGAACCCATGCAAGACGTTCATCACGTCTTACCGTTAGCTACACACCCCCATCTCGCTTTCGATCAATCTAATCTCCGCCCCCTTTGTCGACCTTGCCACAATCGTATTGAAGCGATGGAGCGGTTAGGTAATCCGACCCAATCTTATTTTTCATAATGCCCGCTGGACGCCCAAGAAAACCACTTCATTTATTAGCCCCGAGTGCTTTTGAGAAGAACCGTAAACGTAACGATGCCATAGGTCGTTTCGACCAAGCCGAATATCCCGTTTTGATATTGGATGAAGTGCCTGCTGCGTTAGTGCATGATGAAATCGCAAGTCGTTACTGGACAGACTTAGCCCCAATGTTGAATCAGCATCGGGTCATGACTTTGGGCGACGTAAACAGCTTTGTTACCTACTGCCGAGTCCTAGCCGACATCGAGCGTGACGAGCACGCGGTGATGCTGGAAGGACGAACTCATACGGGTGATGATGGGGTTATTCGCAAGCATCCCCTAATCGCGGTTATTGCCGAGAACAGGCGCATGAGCAACGTCCTCGCACAACAGTTCGGGCTTACTCCCGCCTCGCGGACAAAAGCCGCGCCCATTCCGGTAAAAGCAGAAAAAGTAAACAACTTCGCAGAAGACTGATGACTATCGACACTGAGAAGTTTCCCCTATCGGCCAAAGCCGTCACTTACGCCGAGCAGGTGCTCTCGGGCGATGTGATCGCCTGCAAATGGGTGCGTCTGGCGTGCGAACGCTTTTTGCGCGACCTAGAACGTGCAGAGACCGAGGCGTTTCCCTACCGCTGGGATTTAGATAAAGCAGAGAAGATGATGCGGTTTGCTCAAAAACTACCACACGTGAAAGGTAGATGGGCCCGTAAAGACCCAAAGACGGGTAAATCCGAGCGGCTAAAACTAGAACCTTGGCAATGTTTTGCGCTCGGTAATTTATATGGTTGGGTGAAAAAAAGTAATGGTTTTCGTAGATTCAATAGAGCTAGTATCTATATTCCTCGCAAAAACGGAAAGTCATTCTTTGCGTGCGTAATCGGATGGTGGATGTTCGCCAAAGACAATGAGCCGGGCGCAGAGGTATATTGCGGAGCCACTACGGAAGCCCAAGCGTGGGAAGTATTCCGTCCCGCTCGTCAACTCGGCATTGCAGAGCCCGATCTTCCCGAAGCCCTGGGAGTCGAGATTTATGGAAGTGCAATGAAACGTCATGAAGACGGAAGTAGATTTGAACCAGTAATTGGAAAGCCTGGCGATGGAGCGAGCCCGCACTGCGCCATAATCGACGAATATCACGAACATCTGGACTCGACGTTACATGATACAATGAAAACCGGTATGGGTGCTCGGGAACAACCTTCGCTATTGGTCATATCAACCGCAGGTGATAATTTATCCGGTCCATGTCGCGAGGATTGGCGCGAATGTGAAAAGTTATTAGAGTGCGCTTTCGAGGATGAAACCAAGTTTGCGATTATTTATACGATAGACGAGGGAGATACTTGGTCGGAAGAAATGGCATTGCGTAAAGCAAACCCAAATTGGGGTGTTTCTATAAATCCAGAGTTGATTCTCGTTGATCAAGCTAACGCGATACGAGACCCTGCCAAACAAGCCGTATTTAAGACAAAGCATCTTAATATATGGGTAAACGCTAAGAATGGATGGCTGAACATGGAAAAGTGGAACGCCTGCGCGGACGCTTCTCTACGCATGGAAGATTTTTCCGGTCAGCCGTGCTGGGTCGGCATTGATGCCGCCGCTAAAATTGACGTATTTAGTATGGTAGCAGTATTCGAGCGCGACGATCACCTTGTCGTGTTTCCGCGTCATTTTATGCCCGAAGAGACTATCGCACTACCTCACAACAAGCATATGCAGAAATGGGTAGCCCAGGGCTTTCTTACCGCTACGCCTGGAGCACGCACTGACCAGATGCAGGTCGAGAATATCTTGCGCGAGTGGTCGAGTAAATATTACATCCAAGAAGTTGCCTACGATCCAAAAGAGATCAGCTATCTGATGAATCAGATTCGCACTTGGGCTGGATTCCCGTGCATTGAAATGACGCAAGGCCCAACGCTAATCTCCGAGCCGATGAAGGAACTTGAGGCTAAGATAAACACTTTGAAGCTCCGGCATAACGCTTGCCCCATGCTGACTTGGATGGCGTCAAACGTAATCAAGAAAGAAGCCCGAGGAGGAGGTCCGGTTAAATATTATTATCCGGCTAAAGAAAAAGATGATCGTAAGATCGACGGTATCGTGGCGTTAATCATGGGGCTTTCACGCCAGATGGCACAACAGGGTGGAGCAGGAGTTGGTTTTTATTGAGTGAGTTCTTGACCATTACAACAATCCAGTTAAACAACTTCTCAATGGCTCGGAATCCGCTACGCTTCGACCGTCAAGCTACGATCTTGGCACCCGCTATCTCCAAAGATGCAGATGGCGGACCGACGCATACTTATGCGTCAGCGGGACAGCGATATTGCCATCGCCGAGACATTTCCTCTCGTGAGTATCGACTAGCGGAGGCGTTGCGCAGTGAGACTACCGCGATCTTTACGTTCCGGTGGTTCGAGGGGCTCACTGCGCAACATCGTATTCTTTGTGAAGGGCGCACATATGATCTTAATCCACCGAAGGAGATCGGTCGTCGTCGTTACGTCGAGGTAGAAGCTATGGAAAGGATCGGACAATGAGTTTTGAAAGCACCACCATTTCGGCTTTAGCTGCCGCATCGACGGTAACCGGAGTAGTCGGCACTCGCATCTATTTTGGAACGGCCCCGCAAGATGAAACCGCTCCGTATATCGTATGTCGCCGAATATCGACAGACCCAACATTATCCACAGATAACGGTGCCGTAGGATCGTATCGCTTGGATAATATCCGGCTTGAAGTTGGATGTTATGGTAAGACGTTAAAATCCTGCAATGATCTAGCTGCAAGCGTTAGAAAAGTATTAGAGGCTAATCGACCAACGATTTACATAATGCAAGACCTCACTCATGATTACTCGGATTTACCCGATCTATATCAAGTCGTGACAGATTTTTCTTGCTGGTATCCAGAACAAGTTTCCGCTTGACGACCTAGATTTGTTTTAACTAACTCCGCTAACAACCCTCCCTATCATGGCAAAGTTTTCTCTAGTCGGCTCGACTGTAAGCATCGGTGGTTCTTCCTCCTGCGTTGAATCTGGCGATGTTAATTTCGGTGAACTCAACCTTGTTGAGACCACCTGTTCCAGTGATAAAACTAAAACGTATACCGCTGGCACTTTTAACAATGCTTCGGGATCGGTAACTATCAATGAAACCGGTTCCCTTTCCTCGTGGTTGACCACTTTTGGAACCGATTCAGCTATTCCGAGTGCGGTTACGATTGTTTTTTCTTGGCCAGATAGCGGGACTGCTGCGGCTCTTACTTTTACTGGATACATCACCGATGTTTCTTTTCCAGTCGGTGTTGACCAAGCTGCAACTGCCACCTTTAACTTTACTGGCTCCCAAGCAGTAACCTCTTTCACTCCTTAATCGAATATTACGATGTCCAAACTAAACGTAAAAGATAGTCAGTTTCTCCTTGGTGCCACCGTTGCAGCGGGAGCTACTCCCAGCGCACCGTCTACCGCCATTGCTCAAGTTCGCGACGGCAATGTTACCTTGGGTGCCGTCTCGATGGTTGAAACTACCACGATTACGGATGCTGCCAAAACGATGACTGCGGGCACCCGTGATACGATGGGCGGCTCCATAACCATTGCATGGGACCCCGCGCTCGCTACTCATGGCACGCTAATGACTACGTTCTTAGCCAAGACCCGCACGACGATTGGTTTCAAGATTCGAGATAATGAAGCTACTCCAGGCGACGTAGTATCCTATTACGGAGCTGGATATATTACTGACGTTTCAGCCCCTATCGCATCCAAGGGTGGAGACGCCCTCATGGAATGCACTGTCACTTTCAAACTCGCAGAAAAATTCTACAAAGTTTAACCAATGGCTAATTCTACGTTCACAATCGGCGGCAAAACTTATCCCTTATCATGGGGGAATCTTGCCAAGGTCCGTTATTCCGGTGTTCCTGCTTCCGTCCGTGCGATGGGCGGAGTTGTTGACATTGCTGTCATGCTTTGGGCTTGTATCGCCTCCAAACCCAATCCGTTTGAGACTTGGGAGCATTTGGCCGAGCAGATTAAGCCCGAGGATGTCGCCGATCTCGCTAAGGCGCTTTCGCCCTTGTTCGAGGCGGAAACTCCCGAAAAAAAAAGTTCTACCGAGAGTGGGCTTTTGCCCGTCTCCGACTCGGATTAACCGAGGAGGAGTTTCATTTCATGCCCATCGACCAGTATCGGGCACTGGTCGATGAATATTATCGGGACATCCAGCACGCGGAACTTCGTGCCACGATAATGAATTCTTCAGGTCGTTATACTCGCAACTTTTCAGCTAAAGACCTCATTCCAGAATTAGACGTAGCCCCACCAAAATCTAATGATGCCTTACGGAATGCTCTTCGCATCCTGGGCAAGCATCCCAATGCCTAAACGCGGAAGTTTCAGCACCCAATTCGAGTTCAAAGGCGTTGAGCAGATTCAACGCCTCATGGAAGGCATGGATTTACGCGAACAAACTAAGGTGCTTGAAGGTGCGTTATCGGAGGCTTCAAAACCCATTGTAGAAGCCTCAAGAGTTAATCTTTTGAGCTATG